GCGGATGTTTTTCATTGCAACAAAGAAGTGGTTACCGCAATGGCTGCAATTTAATAATTTAAATGCCTTTGGTTTTTTCTCTATGATAATCGGTGATCTAAATTTAATCATAACCTCCCCCTTAAAGATACGAATGGTGTTATTTTAATTCTTAAATCATCATCAACTATCCAAGTTTCATCAAAGCCAGCCTCAGTTGTTTCCATTTGCGCTCCTTAATCTAATTTTTGGAAGTGCAAGCGTTGGAATCGAACCAACTTTTCCCCCAGGAAAGCCACCAGGCGCTTGCTATCTTGGCGATTAAAAGGAAGGTTAAAACCGCCAAGAATTATTTATTGTTTAGCGCCTAATTGTGCTAGGAGCGCAGCAACTTCAGGAGTAATTGTGCCATTCGCCGCAGGCACCGCCGCTGCTACCGCAGGGGCAGGAGCGCTGGCTGTTGTTAAATAAGCATTTGCTTTTGCAAGAGCAGCAGCATCAGTAGTTGCATCTAATAATATCCAAGGCGCAGATTTACCTGGCTTAGCAGTTCCCTGCCCAATTCTGGCTAGAACCTTTTGTCCGATCTTAGTTTTAAGAGCAGAGCGCAGCGCAACATTAAAGAATAAAACGCTATCGTAAGTTTTGTTAGTATCTAAATTTACTAAAGATACCTCTACCGCCTCGGCATCGCCGTGAATTGTTTTGATGCCTGTTTTATACTCTGTTGGAGTTATGATTAGTAATTGACCTGCTAGGTCTGCAACCTTTGGGCCGTTTTCACTTACTGATGGTGGTGAGAAGGTCATTCTCATTCCCCCTTTTCTGTTTGGTTGGTTGTTTGGATTGGGTGTTGCATTTGTTGTTGGTGAATTAGATTTGATTCTAACTCCTCTTTCAACTTTTTTAAATCATTTATTGTGGCTTCATCTAGGCTCATAATGTATCGCCTGCGCAAGCAACTGATTCATCTTTACTAAATGGTTGGAAATATGGGCAGTAATTACAAAGGCGGCTGCTCACCTTTGGAATCACTGCCCACATTGACGGAAACTGCTCAACATCTATTGAAGTGAGCAGCGCATATAAGTTATCTAATCTTTCTAAGGCTGCTAGTGCAACCTGCTCATCGTAATCATAAAGTTCTATGTGCATTTCATCTATTGATCCTGATGTTGGTAAATATATAAGTGCAACTTTATTTACTAATAATCCTTGCTGTGCTAAGCCGTAGCCGTAGAGTTGCACCTGTATTTGTTGCTGGCTAGTTGCACCACTACTTCGGCGTTCCTTTAATCCTGATGCGCCAGTGGTTTTCCAATCCATCACAATTCCACGAACCTCATCGTATAAATCAACTGTTCCTGCAAGGCCGCCTCTGATAGTTACCTTTTGCTCTACTTTAAAACCATCTATTTTTTCAAATATATCCGCTAGGTGAGCGTGAATTGCAGTTCCAACTTGCGCAACCCAATTACCGCCTGTGCCTTCATTTACTTTTGGAATATCAATTAATTTATACGCAAGACGGCGCAAACATTCGTGGCCAATTTCAGAAGGGCCAATAGATGCTTGCTTTGCTCTCGGAGTCCAAGTGCCAGCATCGGTTATTATTTTTGCGATATCCAATGCCATTTGCTTGCTTGGTTTATTTGGTGCTACTAAATTATTCATCATCCTCATCTTCATCGTATTCATCAGGTACGGCTGGATTAAATGGCGGTGGATCAAAAAGTGGGCTTGGAATGATTGTACTACTCATTATCTGCCTCAACTATCGTGAAACGCCGAGAGTTTGAAATAACTTCTAAAGTGTCTAAAACTTGCTGAGGTAATATTTCCTTAGCACGCTTTACATCAAAACGGCGAGTTTCTACAAAACTCCAGCGAACAACTGGGCGATTTTGATACATTCCAACTTCACAATCACCTAATGAGGTTTCAATGTGCGACCTAGCAACATCTGCTACCTCTTGCCATTCTTTAATCTTGGCTAGAGCGCCTTTATAGTTCTCTAGCCAAGCAGCGGTGTTGCTATCAAGATCAGCAACACCTTTTTCTATTTCTACACTCATTACTACCCCCTTATTTATTTACCAGTATTTGTGCTTTTGCCAATGTTTCCAAGCGGTGCAGGCACCACCAGAACCATAATGCCGCCCAAGATAGGCAAGGGCTGCAACCATTTGTGCTGCTGGAGCATCAGAGCGTTTCATCCCTAGATTCTCCATTGTGCCATCTAGTAGTTGGCCTATTCCCTCGGCTGAACTAACTGGATTTTTATGATCATTCCAATTGCTTTCTTTTCGCATTAGTTGATCCCAACATTTAAAATCTTTATCATTTAGCAGTTCTTTTGCCAGTTCTCTAGCATCTACCTCACTTATTAGTGTTGTAGGAGCAGGAGTAAGAGGGCTTACTCGATCTGGTGAAATTGCTTGAACTAATAAAGAAGTCATTGCACTAACCCCGATGATAAGTGCAATTCTTTGACTAACTTTTCTATATTCAGGTTTGATTGGATTGCTCCTTTCATTTTCATCTTTTCATACCTACGAATCATCTCTTTTACATAAGGTAGATTCACTTGCAGAAATGATGCTATGTGTTGAGGAGTGTTTCCTTCATCGTGCATTTTCCGAACAATTTTGGCTTTACCCTTGCGTTCCACGAACAGAGATTGTTTTTTAAATAATCTCCTACGCATCTCGCCAGTAGTTCCACCCCAAATGCCGAATTGGATTCTCTCCTTTATCGCGTATTCCAAGCATTCCTCTCTGTGTATGCAGCCGTTGCAAATTGATTGCAACTCTGGGAGGCGCTCTGCCTCAGTGATCTTTCCATCAGGGAAAAAATAATCTTTATCTTGCAACTCTGCGCATATTGCATTTGAGAATTTAGGGGAATCAGATATGAAATCAATTGAACTCATTTCTCACTTAGCCATTGATCCAAGTCCTGCACCACCCAGGATTTTTCTATGCCAGCATTACGCCGTTTTACAATTACATAAGCAGGCGGAATGTAATCTAAATTTCTGGCTCTGGCATAATTCTCAGCCTCAGTAACAGCCTCATCCCAAAAGGTAGGCAGGTCTAACTTCTTTCGATTCTTAAGTTCTAAAATATAGGTAGAACCTGAGATAACAACAACTAAATCGCCTTCATCTCTCGCGCCTGCCTTGGTCAGACGCTCCGCCAAGACACCAGCAGAGCGAAAGAATTTTAGAACTGCTGTTTCAAAAGCAGCACCTTTCCTACCATTTGGATTTGCCAATTACTTCACAATCTCCAATCTAACTTTATTTTTATCTTGCACCACTTGAATTATCTCTTGAGCCAAATCTAATAACTCGCGCTCACTAAGTTTTGCAATTTTTAATGCCATAGGTGGCAGATTGTTGCGAATATTATCTAAACGCAAGGTTGCTTTATCATCACGCAAATTAGCGCGAGATGCGGCTTTCATTTCCGCAAAATCGCTAATTTCAATCTCATCGCTAATGTTTTCTATTAAATCAACGCAGGCTTCTTGCTCCTCTAAGTAGAGATTGTAAGAGCCGTCATTGCCAACAAAAATCTTAAAAACATCGCTCCAAGTTGTACTCATTTTTCTAATGCCTTTTTCATCTTGGCGCGGCTGCGCTGTGCCTTCTTTACCTGCCCTGCCCAATCATCACTGCCATTGGTAAGGATTGTGGCAAAGTAGGCCCCAACTAGGGCTAACGCTGCTGCACCTGCCATAACTGCTATTTCCATTTCCTACCCCCCTTTAGCGCCCAGGATTGGGCGTGGGCATAAGTGTCGCATAGATCACCGACATTGGAAGGGTAAAGTGTCGCGACACGCCGAGGGCTGGGATTAGGGGTACTTGACTAGATAGCCAAGTGTCTATACATTTATCTTATTGGGATACACCAGGTAGCCCACAAAAGGAAGGCAAGAAAATGAAGTTAATAGCAACAGATCAGAAAGTAACAATCAAGTGGTTTGTTTATTCAGGCAATAATAAAATTCCTCACAATGCAAGTCATCAAAGCGGTTTGGCTTACGATGTTGAATGTTCTTGCGGTTGGAAAACTCGCACTGGTGGAGCAACTCGCAGTTGGATAGCAGATGAAGTTTGGTATCACAAAACACAGGATCACAATTACACCTGGAAGGTAAGTAATTAATTATGAAACACGAAGCCGAAATTTACTTTTCATCTCACCGAGTTTTAGCAACTAATCACAAAACAGGTGAGAACACAAAAACTATTGGCTGGAGAACACCTTGCTCTTGCGGAGTAGTAATTGTAACAAATTCTAATAGTCAAAAAGCACACCAACTAAAAGTTCAAAAACACACAATGGGTGCAAACTAATGCAACGCTCTAAAAGATATTACGCAGTTCGCAAAGTAGCCAGAGTAACTTTCTGGCTACTAACGCTGGCCTTGATTTATTTCTTGGCAACTCATATTAACTACACCGCCGACGGCTACTGCTTTGGCTCAATGGATAAGTGCTACTTAAAGGAAGGTAAGTAATGAAAATAACAGAGAAAGATTTTAATCGCCTTTGGGATACATCAATGGCCTGGGGTAAAGATTGGCAAGTACAAAGTGATAGATTCGATGCAGATGTTTCCTTTGATTGGAAGCAGGCTTACTGGTTTGATTCTTATTCACAAATAGTTCTAGCAAGAATGTTTTTTATAGATGAGAACATTCCTTATCAAATATCAGCCGATGAATCATTTGGTTGGGTGCTACTTACCGATCATAAATACGATGGGAAACAACAATGAGCAACTGCCAAATGTGCGAGAAGCCAGCAGAGAAATTAACTCGGCGCTGGTATGAATACGATAATGGCGAGCAGTTCCAATGCCTAGTTTGTCCAAAGTGCGATCTTTTACATTCCAATATATTGATGGCAGGGAGGTGAAAAAATATGGCTGCAATGAAAGCATTATTTATAGAAATGCAAATGGATATGTTAGCCTCTGCCGAAGTTTTGGCTACTGCTAGTAATAGCGGTGATCCTGATGAAATGAGCAGGGCTATCTATACCAGTATGAAAGTTTTAAATCCGCATCTAAAAACACTATTAGGAGAGTAATGGCTACCAAACCACAAAGATCAGTTCGAATTGCAGATGCGATTTGGAATAAAGTTAGAATCAAGGCAGCAGCCGAGGGTAAGAACGCCTCTGAGGTAATTAACGATTACCTGAAGGATTACATCAAGTGAGAATCCTTTGGGCGGCATTAACGGCGCTGGTGGCCGTCGGCAAGGGCAGGCGGCCCCTGCCTTGGGCAATCCTAGGCTTTATGGGGGGTTGGGTTGCCTTTGGCGCTGCCTGCCTCAGCCGCCAGCGCCCCCTGCGCCCTGTGCCTGCCTGGGCGCTGAATCTAGGCTATAAGAGCCAGGCCAAGCGTGCGGTGGCAGGGATAGACACGCCGAAGGATTTGCTTGGTTAGGTACTTGACTTGTCTAGTCAGGTGTCTATACACTTATGCCATAGGGATACAAAAGGTAGCCCACAAAAGGAAGGCAAGAAAATGATCGTAATAAATGCAAAGCCAGCAAGAAAAGAGTTCAAAGCACCTAAATATGTTAAGCAAGTTGGAAACACTTGGGTTGAACTTACATTAGCAGATTGCCCTGATGATGGCGGAAAATATCAATTACTTTGTCGCAATCACGGATATTTAATTCAAAGTAACAACAAAAGCAGACTTTGGAAATTTGCAAGTGAAGTAACTGAATGGTGCGCTGCTTGCCAAGGTAATGATCCAAGATATAACAAATAATTAAAACAGAAAATAACCCCTACCTCACCGATGATTGCGAGGTAGGGGTTTTTTATTGGGCTAGTGCTAGCGCTATACCCTGCTCCAAAGAAATCTTTGGTTCATAAATCATATTCATAAATCTTGGATTACCAACACGATACTCAACACCAACAGGTGCGGTTGGATCAGTTTCTATCGGCGCTAAATATCCTGCTGCCAACATCATCATTTCTGCTAACTCAATAAAAGAAGTTGCCCTACCAGAGCAAATATTCATAACCTCTACGCCATTTATTACGGCTGCAAAAGTTGCTTCAACTACATCATCAATATGTACAAAATCTCTTACTTGCAAACCTGATCCCCATATTTTAAATGGTGATGCTTTAGCCCTAGCCCTAGCAACAAAAGATGGGAATGGATAATCTAAAGATTGATCGCTGCCGTATCCTGAAAATGGGCGAAGGATTGTTACCTTCAAGCCTTCATCTCTTGCATACTGCGCAAGAAGTTCGCCAGTTAATTTACTCCAACCATAAGTTTGATCAGGAGTTCTAATGTGTTCTAAATTTATATCTTGCTCAGAAAGGATTGCTTTAAACCTTGCCTTCTGCAACATTATTGGATAAGCAGCAGAGGATGAGAAATAAACTATTCGCCCAGGGCGAGTTCTAAGCGCCCATTGAAAAAGGTCTGAATCAATCGCCAAGTCAGTGGCAACCGCCAAAGGATTACCTTCAATGGTGGCGCGGCCTCCGACAACGGCGGCTAAGTGAATTACTACATCAAAATAAGTATCATCGGCTGCAAAGAATTTGCGAGCATCTATGCCTGCTTTAATATCAAAGCCAACTACTTCATTATTTTTAGTATCTAAGGCTCGGTAAAATGCTCTACCTACAAATCCTTGATCGCCTGTAATTAGGATTTTCATTTGATTTTAGAAAGTAGGGTTTTATATCTATCGCTAGCAATATAATTATCAAAGGCTATTTTATCGGCTGAGTAAATTTCAGGTGCATTTACCCTGGCATAATTCTCATCCATCGGCGCTTTGCCATTAAAGGCGTGGCAGTGTTCAATTATTACTTCAGGCATATATTTGATCTTGCCTAAATCTTGTCCTAATTTTAGCCAGAAATTATCTAGGTATAAATGGCGCTGAGTATCAGGAACCATTCCGCCTAATTCTTTTACAATTTGACTAGACATAGCAACGGCAGTTGGTAGCGCTGCGCCTTGGAATAAATCATTTCCATAAACAATATCTGAGCCTGAATAAAGTTGCTCAACAAATAATTGATCCCAATTAGCAGTTCTTGGGCGGTGGTCATCTCCCATAAATGCAAAATTATCAAACTCACCTAGAAACTCACGCGCTACATAATTTAAAGGGTAAGCCATCCCTTTGGTTTCATTATGAATCATAATTACAGATTCAAGCGGTAATTTCCAAGAATATTCACTGCGAGTTTCATCGCTAAAATCTACAACATAAACTCTTTTAGCCGTTGTATTTGTATCTACAAATGCTTGTTCTAGGGCAACAGCATTATCAGGCCGCCCCCTAGTTGGAATAATAACTATTAGATCAGTTTTTACCATTTGCCAACTCCCCTGCTATGGCAAAATAAGCAGCGCCATCAATGTAATTATCTGCCTTATAGGTTTCCATTGATCTTGCTACTTTAATTAGTGCGCAAATCATAGCGCCTTGCTCTGGTGTTATCTCGCGATCAAGATAAGCAGATAGAAGCCTGCTAATACGATCAAAGTTAATAGCAGGCGTTCCATAATCATTTTGTCTATCGTTGTGCGTGAGCCTCTTGGCTTCATCTAAAATTTTCCCCCGATTCATAAATTACTTTGAACCTAGTCCAAATTCTTGCTCAGTTTTATCTGCCCATTTTGCTAGTGGGGCTGCAAGTGAACCAATTAAGATTGCATATTGAGGAGCGAGATCAGCAGCGAGTGCAATTCCCATTGTTACGGCTGAGGCTAGAACTGCTCTTGCATAAGATTTAAAAGCAGCAATTGTTTTAGGGCTTTTTAGTTTAGCGATTAGGTCTTTCATATTCATCCTTTAAGGGCGAACTACACCCATTATTAGGGAGTAGGAGCGTTTCCTTAAAAACACACCATCTCCATTTGATTGGCTTCCTACATTACCACTTGAGGTGTTACCCTCAATAACTTGGAGGTATTTTAGCGCAGTGTTGTTCCACTTTACGATCCCGACATGATCAGGCTCAGCATCATTATCAAATTGAAAGAAGGCAATATCCCCTGCCTGGGCTTGGCCTATTGGGATTATTTTATTGTTTTTAGAAAACCATTTTAAACCTGCATCGCAGGAGGCAAATCCTTTTTTACTTTGGGCGGCAATTTTAGATATTAAACCAGCCTCATTAAAACACCAAGAAACGAAGGTAGCACACCAAGGTTGGTTATTTGCGCCATACCATTTACCAAAGATTGTTTCATTATTGGCAGCCTCTTTATAGCCTATTTGTGCTTTTGCTACTTCAACTACTTTACTCATTTTCCCCTATTTCTTTTTAACTAACAATCTGTAAATTTCATCAATCCTAATTTCTAGCCGATCAACTTGATTTGTAATACTATCAATGCGATCCCGAACCGAATTTCCACCATTAGGCTTAAGTTCAGATAGATAACTCTTAACTAAAAATCGAACTCCTGTTACTAAAAATCCAATTAATGTTCCTACCGCAACACAAATTGCAGCCCATTCGTTAGCGGTCATTTGGTAACTACTAACACTTGCATTGTTCCACTTCCTGCTCCTGCAATAGCATAAATAGGAGATTCGTGATTATTAATTGTTAATTTATCACCATTATCCATTTGATAACCAGTGCTTGAAGTTACATCTGATCCGCCAAGATAGACTGTATGCTTTGAATGAAGGTAAACACCTTCTGCAACACCATCTCCTGATACTAATAAGGTGGGGCTAGTGGTAACTGTTACCTGGCTTGAACTAATAGGCATTTTTCTCCTTAAATAAACCCCTATATTGTTACAATAAATTAACCAACGATCTAGTTCTACCAGTAGCAAGTTGGGTATAAACCTGAGTGGTAGCAACTGATGAGTGCCTCATCAAATCACGAACTGCAAGTAAATCACCATTTGATCGTTCTAACATATTGGTAGCAAAATAATGCCTGCAAGCGTGAAAGGTTTTTCGCCTTATGCCTAAGATTTTCATTTCCATAGAACACATCTTGCTAAGTTTGTTTGGAGTAACGCTCCAAATCTTTCCTGATGTTTCGTGCTTTAAAATTGTTTGTGCCACAATATCTGCAACAGGTATAGATAAATCAGTGCCACCTTTTCCTGCAACTCGCAAGATATAACCGCCATCGCCTTTTTCTAAATCAACGCCACGAAGGTTAGCAACCTCCATCGCTCTCAATCCTGCTTTGCAACCAATTATGAACCAATCTCGCATTGGTAGTTCTGCCTTGGTCATCACTAACTCGGCTTCGCCTGGCGTTAGTGGGTGGGGCAATCCTCTGCTCTTACGAACGGCTGGCAGATCAAGATCGGCCTGATTATCTATTACACTCATTTTGCGCATTGCTTTAAATATGCTGCGGATTCTTGCAGCGTAGGTTCCTTTGGTAGAGGTTGCCTTAACGCTCATAACTAGCCGTTGCAAATCCTCAACAGTGGCAACCTGGGGATGAACCCCTAGGCGCAGCAATAAACTAAAATCATTTCTGAATAGAGCCTCTGAGAAGCCTTGACTTTCGTATCTATTCTTGAGTTTTTCTTTGATCGTTTCTAGTGGTATTTGTTCCATAGTAAAAATTGATCCTAGTCCTAGGGATTGTTCTTTGTCTAGGCACAATCGTATTTATACGAGAATAATCCCCTTTTGCACAATCCTCTGAGATTGTTCCAGGGTTTGTAGCGGATAGTGCAGAGGCCACAGGTTTAAAGTGGGCTACACCTTCAAGCGGTGGAATGACTTTGTTATCAACTACCACTTTATCAGGTGCAAGTACAACAATCTCATCAATAGACCAAACATACAAAGATTTAAAAATTGTTGGTAAAAATATTTATGGGTCTGGAACTGGTCAATTTCAATTAGAATTCAATGGAGATACTGGTAATAATTATGCCAACAGCAACGTAAATGGTAATGGCACTACCGTTTCAACAACGCAGGAGGAGAGTGCCCCATATTTTGTGTTGGGTTATCACGGCAGTAATAATACATTTTCAAAAACAACTAATTTTGATATAACTATACCAAGATATTCTGAAACAGAATACCACCCATTTAATAGTGATTTAACAGGTTACCCAACATCTTTATCCGTATGGATTTATTACACATCTAGGTTGAGATGGAATAATACTGCCGCAATTACACAATTAAAATTTATGACCAGTAGTGGTACTTTTTCAGCGGGCACAATTTTTATTTATGGAGTGAAATAATGACTAAACCTATGGTAAGAATACACGATGTTGCAACAGATGAAATCATTGACCGAGAAATGACCGATGCTGAGTTTACGCAATATAAAAAAAGACAAGAAATTGCGGGAACACAGGAAACCGAAGCCGAAGCAAAGGCACAAGCCAAAGCAGCAGCACAGGCTAAACTGGCTGCGCTTGGGCTTACGATCTCCGACTTGGAAGCGCTAGGACTTTAAGCACAATCTTGGGGGATTGTGCCTAAGAAAGAAGCAGGTTTGCTTCGTCTTGCGTAATTCCCAAACGCTCTAGTAAAGCAGCCTTAGCCTGTGCCTTTGTTTCCGCTTCGGCATCTGCAATTGCTTTTGCTGCTGCAATATTAGCCTCATCTATTTCTTGCTGGACTAATTCCTCAGCATTTAATTCACGCTCTGTCGTTTCGCCAGTTTCGCAATTTACAATTAACTTACTCATTATGATACCCCATATAATCTAATTGATGTGTTTGCTGCATTTGTAATAGTTGCTGCACCACTAATTCTAACAATATCTAGTGAAGTGACGGCAGTTGTATCAGTAAATGATCCGTTACTTGTTGCGCCTACAACCTGTGTAGCGGCAGTATTATCGCCATATTCAAATTGTGTTTTATATGGTTTTGTTCTTGTTGATGAAGCATAATTATCAAGTAAAAACCAGCCGCGATTATGATAAGACGCTGGACTTGCAATATCTGTGCTTCTACCAAATAAACCTAGATTTGCGCCTTCTACTACATAAGATCCTGCATTATTAAAACTACCAATAGCATTACCAGAAGTTGTTGCAGTAGATAAGGTATATCCATTGTAAACTGAACCAGTATTAGCATTTATTCTCAAACTAAAAATGCTTCCTGTTGTAGAATGATTTATGCCATCCCAAACTAACAACAATTGTTTGTAAGTTCCTGCAATACTTGAAAACGATAAACTTGAGTTAGCGGATGCTACTTGTTCGGATATTAAAGTCATTCCACCGCTTGATGCAGTAGCCCACTTAAGCCCAGTGGCTTCCGCACTATCCGCTACGAGTGTGGTGCCGTTTGCGCCCACTGCTAAGCGGGCTACGGCATCAGCTCCAGTACCAGCAATCAGATCACCCTTGGCATCTATCAGGGTTTGCTGAATAGCTGCCGTACCGTTTATAGGTATTCTACCTGTTGCCATTAGTTACCTCCTAGTAGTGCCTTGATTTGGTCATCTGTAAAACCAAGTTCTTTTAATTTAGCAAGTCCTTGTTTACGGTTAAGAATTCTTACTTCTTCTTCTGTTGGACCAGCAATATGAGCAGCAATAGCAGCCTCTAATTCATCCTCAGTAACAGTTGAGGTTTCAACGGCTTTAATAAATTTCTTTTTTGGATCGTTAAAATCCCAAATAAGGCCTTGATTTCCAAGTTCTTTATCTAATTGACTTGGATTTATGTTTTTAGATGTAATTGCCATTATGACCCCAAATCTATAACTATGATATATCGATTTGCAAAACTCGCTCCGCTACCATTACTTGTATCTGCATACTTA